CGTTCTCAATTATTAGATTTTTACCATAAATACCAAGAACGTATTATTATGATGCCTGCTGCACATAAGAAAGAATACCATAATGCTTTCCCTGGAGGATATGTTGATCATGTTTTACGTGTGATTGATTGTTCCCTTAAATTACATAATGTGTGGGAAGAAATGGGTGCTGATGTTTCTACTTATACTAAAGAAGAATTAGTATTTTCTGCTTTAAACCACGATTTAGGTAAAATGGGAGATGATCAATATGAAGCATATATTCCTCAGACTGATCAATGGAGAAAGGATAAATTAGGAGAAGATTATATGTTTAATACTAAATTAGCATTTGCATCTGTTCCCGATCGTTCTCTATTTTTATTAATGTCCCATGGTATTCAGTATTCATTCAATGAAATGGTTGCCATTCAGACACATGATGGTTTATATGATGAAGGAAATAAGAAATATCTTATGACTTATATGCCCGAACAAAAACCACGTACTGCTTTACCATTAATATTACATCAGGCTGATATGATGGCTGCTCGTATTGAATTTGAGAAAGAATGGTTACCTAAATTTAAACAAGATAAGAAAGTAGAAATTAAGGCACCTAATAAATTTTCAGTTAAAACACCTAAATTATCTAACCCAGACGCACCGTTTGCAAATCTATTAAACAATATATAATATGACATTAATTTTAATCAATATTGGAGTAATTATTCTAGGAGTTATAGGATACGTTATTTGGAATTTACTTAAAAAAGTAGAAAAATTAGAAAATACTATAAATGTACAAGAAAAATACATTTTAGACTTCTATGATCTAATAAAAACATCAGAAGAAAAAATAAAAGAAATTGACAACAAGCAATTATTTCAATCAGATGATGAAGTAGGTTTTTTCTTTACTAATTTAAAAACAATCCAAGAAGCACTTTCGGATTACATCAAATTTATCAAATAATATGGAGGTATTAAATTCCGAAATTAAAATTCTTCACGTTCCCCAAGAAGAAACAGAAGTACAATATACGAAAAAGGGAACAGTTCGTAAAAGAAAACCCAAAACCAAAAAAATGTACTTCACTCAGGATACTGAGGATGCTATTATCGAATATTTAGCTGAAACTGACCCTGTAAAGAGAAATAGAATTTATAATGAACGTATTGATTATGGTTTTCATAAATTAACAGAAAACATTATTCATACTTTTAAATTTTATTATACAGAGGTAGAGACTATAGCCGAACTTCAACATGAAGTAACGGCTTTTTTGCTAGAAAAATTACATTTATATAACCAATCTAAAGGTAAAGCTTTTTCGTATTTTGGCACGATTGCTAAACGTTATTTAATTCTTTATAATAATAAAAATTATGAAAAGTTAAAGGGTAAAGCCGACGTAGAAGCTATAGATGAAGATAAAACTATTGTTTTAAATATAGTAAACAGTTCAGAGAATCTAGATGAACCTTTAATGGGTGAAACTTATTTTATGGATAAATTTATTCAATATATGGATCTTTATTTATTTAGAGTCTTTCCTGAACATGAAGATGCTAAAACAGCTGATGCGGTAATGCAATTATTTAAACATAGAGAAAATTTAGATATTTTTAATAAAAAAGGAATTTACATCTATATTAGAGAACAAACAGATCAAGATACTCCTCAGATAACTAAGGTGATGAAAAAATTAGAAAAGGTATATAGACGATTATTAAATCAATATCTAGATTATGGTTTTGTTAGTTTAAATTATTAAAAAAATTAATAGAAATTATATTTATAGTAAAAATATATTATGGATTTTAATAGTATAACTCTTTTTGGTAAAAAAACATTTGCCGATCTACTTAAAGAAATACACACTAATTCTTCTAGTAAGGAAAAAGAAATTAGAGGATTAATAGAAGGTTTAAAACCCTTTATCAACTCAGCAGGCGATGCTGTTATAATTGTTCCTCTAATTAAAGATTACTTAGATGTATCAGTTAAAAATGATGATCTTCTAATTAAAATGGCTGGTATAGTACAACGAGCTATGAATTCATCCTCAGGTGAAGATAGTATGTTAATTTCAGATGCTGAAAAAGAAATGTTATTTGAATCAATTCAACAATTAAATACTAAATCTGAAGAAGAAATTCCTGTTAGAAAGTTAAATGAGTAGTTTATATCCTAATTTACAGAATAGTATATCTAACATAGCATCAGGTAAAGGAAATGGAGGTAAAAGTCTATTTTTCTTTGCTCGTGTTAATGATATTTTATTATCTCCGCAAACCAAAACAAAGGATTTTTTTACTGATGGTGGTGGTTGGGCTGGATTAGGTTCAGTAAAATTTACTCCACTAGGAACTGTAGTAGATGAAGATAATCCTTCAAATTTAATAGCAAAACCTTTATTTAATAACATTTCTAAATATCCTATTTTAGAGGAAATAGTAATGATATTAAATGCCCCCTCTTATGGGTTAAATGATGACCCACAATCTAAAACCTTTTATTATTTAACTACAGTTGGATTATGGAATAGTGTTCAACATAATGCTTTTCCTGATATAGCATCGTATGGAGGTGGTGAATTAAATTTTGGTCAAACATTCGTTGAAAAAGTAAATGTACGTAGTTTATTACCTGAAGAAGGAGATATTTTAATTGAAGGAAGATTTGGTAATTCAATTCGTTTTTCATCAACTACTAAACAAAAAACTATAAATAATCCTTGGAGTACACAAGGTACTGCTGGAATGCCCATTACTATTATTAGAAATAATCAATCTAATATAGATATTAATTCTGATCCATGGGTTCCAGTTTATGAAGATCCTAATAATGATGGTTCATCTATTTATTTATGTGCTGGACAAGATATACCTTTAGAATATGCTTCTAAAAATCTAAAATCATTTAATATTACATTAGGAGCAGGATTTAATAGTTCACTTCAAATACCTGATCCAAGATTTACTACTCCTGATCAGTCACCTAAAGAAGCAGATAATTTAAAACAACCAGAACCCTTATATTATGTAACAGAATCCGCTACTCAGATAGCACCTGTAACATCATCATTAACTTCTTCATTAGCTACATCATCTCTAACACCTACAGCATCAGTAACTCCTATAGCACCACTACCAACAGCTAGTTTAGCTGTAACTTCTAGTGCATCTGAACCTACAGGAAGTACAACACAACCTATTCCAATTGCTTCTTTAAGAATATTAGATACTGATTCTACTTCAATGGTAGGTAGTAATAGTAATTATTTTAATATTTTAAAGAAAAATGGTAAATATGTTGTTATAAAATTAGAAACTGTAACTGAATTTAATCCTAGAGGTGTAGGTATAACTGAGTTTGTATATCCAACCCAATTAGATCGTCCATTACAATATCAAGGATATGGACCTGGGATAGATACTAATCAAACTAAACAAATAATAGTAATGAGTGGAGCTAGTGGAACCTATATTATGAAATTAAATTATATGGATACCAATTATAATAAAATAAATTTAATAAGTGATCCATTCACACAATAATTATGACCTATACACCTGATTTTCCTTATTTAGGAGACCAAATAATAATTAATTCTGGAAGAGTTACTCTTAACTCTAAGGATGATTCTGTATTTTTATTTGCTAAACAAGCAATTGGTTTTTCCTCTGCAGGTACAATTAATTTTGATGCTGATGGAGATATGGTGGTTAATGCTAAAAAAATCTATCTAGGTCTAGAAACCGATACAGCTAAACCTCAACCAGCCGTTAAAGGTGATAATTTAGAAAATTTATTAATTGATATATTAGATGACTTAAATAATTTAGGTCAAAAACTTTCTAAAGCTAAAGATAGTAATGGGATAGGTATTCCTGTAGTAAGAACAGCGGGAAAAAGTTTAATAAAATCCGTTACAAGACTTAAAACACAAATTAAAGGTATTAAATCTGATAAAACTTATACATTATAATGAGAATACCTGCTGGCTTATCTAGAATATTAACCGAAATTGCACCTGAAAGGATAAACGATGGTACTGAAAAGATACTAGACGTTTTATTCAAGATTAATAGTGTGTTAAGGGAAATAAATTCTATTGATTTTTGTAATCCCTTAGGTTACATTTTAACTAAAGCTATGCCTCCTGGTGGTCTTTTAGAAAGTAAACTTTTAAAATATGGAACTGATATTACAAAATTTATTAATGACATTGAAAAAAAATTAATCCCTGATAAAAACCCAGGTGAAACTGAAGAAGAATATAAAGCAAGGTTATTATCTTACCAATCATCTCTTGAAGAAATTAGATTAGCTTTAGAAGATATAGTACCTCCTGATGATTTAGTTGATATAATTCCTGGTGGAGTAGGTATAGTAAAAACTATCCAACAAATAAATTTAGCATTAGTAGCAACTAGTGATACAATTGGGGCTGCATCAGATCCTACTCAATTAATTATTACTAAAGTTACTTTATTAAGATCGTTTGCAAGAAAATTAACTCCATTTATGAGTCCTATTAATATTGCAAATAATATTATATCTAAAAATGCTGATGAATTAAATAAAAAATTAGCAGGAATTATTCAACCTCAAAGATTTAAAGAAAGTGTTAGATTTTTAGTTAGACAAGTTCAAACAATTGATAGAGCTATTGTTCAAATTCAAAGAATAGTTAAACTTATGAATAGTATTTTAAGAATTATTAATGTACTAATTAAAGTTTATAAATTTATAAAGAAAATTCTAAAACGTTTAGCTATACCTTTAGCAGTAGGAGGAGGAGGATCACCTGTAATTTCACAAACTAATGCTTCTACTAATTCTCAAGCAGATACTCTCTCAACAGCTACTGTTTTTATTAATGATTTAGAAAAATTAATTGATACTATATCTGGTTTTTTATCTGGAGTAGTATTATTAGAAATAGGTAGAATTAGAAAAGAAATTCTTAGATTATTAACAGGACTTAATATTTTATCTAAAAATTTAAGAAATTGCAGTTATACTTCTGGAGATACTGGTTTATTAGATGTAGTACAAGGAAGTATAGATTCATTAAATAATAGTTTAGCTACATTAGATGAATTATTCCCTACAGCACAATACGGAAATGCAGTATTACCATCAGTATACAATGGATATGCAATTGATATAATTAAAGAAGAAGTAGTTGATGAAGGTATTTCTTTATTAAGAAGAAGAGTAGTAGTAGCTGATCAAAGAGGTGTTATTCAATATGAAGGTAAAGGTACTTATGCTACTGATAATCAAGTTTTAATTAAAGAAGGACAATTTTATATTGATAAACAAGGACAAACAGGAACAAGTGATCAAGGTAACGATTCACCTACAGATCAAGATATAACAGATATAGTAACCCAAATAGGATATAATCCTGATAATACAATCGATGGTCCAGTAACCCCAGATTAAAATAAGTTTTAATATTAAATATTTATATGTATGAAATTAGATGTATTCAGAAAAGTAATTAGAGAAGAAGTTAAAAAGGCTATTCAAGAAGAAATGAGAGACATTCTACTTGAAGCAGTTAAATCTGCTAGTAAACCTAATTTAACTGAAAATAAATCTACTACAAAACCCTACTCTAAAGTAGAATCTACTTACAAACCCTCATTCTCAGATATAATTGCTGAAGAAAGAAAACCAATTCAATCTACAGGTAATCCTATGTTAGATATATTAAATGAAACTGCTCAAGCAGGAGAATGGAGAACCTTAAATGGAGGGGAATTTAATGCCTCACAAGCTGTAGGATGGAATGGAGGAGCACCAGGAATGATGGGTGGTTCTAATACTCCTGTAGTAGCTACTGTAGATGAGATGATTAAATCTCAAGGTCCTGTACGTGATATAAATGATGTGAATATTGATGTTGTACCTGATTTTTCAAAATTAATGGGTGCTTTAAAAGAAAAAGGTAGCATTTAATGGCATATAATATAATTAATATAAATCCATTAGATCTATCACCTAGCAAAGGTGTAGGTATTAAAGTTCCGTTTGATGGTACAACTGGATTAAATATTACTTATACTACTAAGGATGCTGTTAAATCAAATATCTTAAATTTTTTTCTTACAGGGAAAAAAGAAAGAATAATGAATCCTATTTTTGGAGCAGGTATTAGAGAAAAATTATTTGAACAAATAACTCAAGGTACTGCTCAAAATATAGAAGATATAATTTCTTTTGGATTACAAGAATATTTTCCTCAAATTAGATTAAATTCTTTAGTAGTAAATGATTCACCTGATCAAAACA